GTGCGTGTCGCCTGCTATAGCTGCGGCCATGAGCGGCGATTGCCCGCGCCAATAGTCGCCGGGATTGTACGTCTTGACGAATAGCATGTCAGACTGGCCAGTGATCTGGTCCACGTCGAACGTCGTTTTGCGGTTGTTGATGCTGTAGATGTATTGCCGGGGTATACCGGACGGCCCCGGAACGATCCCGATATTGAGCGGCAAGAGCGGCCATATCTCGGCAGGCTGGCGTGGATTGTCTGCGCTTGCGGCCATCTCGCCAATCAGCATCCGGTTGACCAACATTTCGGTCAGCCAAGATTGGTAAGTCGCGCCGGGGTGCGGGTTTTTCAGCAGGTCTAAGACCGGGTGCTGCTCCACGGCCTCATCGCCGTTGTAAAGTTCAATCTGGATAGATGCTGCCGCCCTCACGATCTCGTTGACAGCGCGATAGACGATCACGTTTAGCTGGTAGCCTTCCGTGATGTAGGATTGCGCTTTGTCCTTGCGCGCCCATGACGGCCCGCCGCCTATCATCAATGCGCTGCCAGCCGGGTGCGCCTTTTCTTCTGTCTGTCTTTTGAAAGGCCACAACGCCATTTATAGCACTCCGAATATCTGTCCCGTGCCGCCGCCTATCATCGGTTGCAATGCGTAACGCACGGCGTCCCAGCCGTGGTTGTGCGCGTCGATAACCTTTGACGTGACATCGCCATTGTCGTTCACCTTGTAGCTATACAGGCGGCTTTCGCGCTGCATATTAGCACAATCTGGGTGAATTACTATGCTGCGGAATGAGCGCAGGAATGCGATGCCATCCTCGACGCTTCCCGGCCACTTTGAAACAGCCTGAGCGCGTGGCAATCCGTGGCGTGTCAGGTGACTGATGCTTTCCGGCCTGGCGTTGTCCCATCGGCTTACTTCCCGTTCAAAGCCCGGTATCTGGCCAGTAACAAACGACGCGGTGTCGTCCAGTTCCAAGCCCGTGCGGTATGCTTCCCGATAGATGTAAACATCCTGATCGTTGATCCAGATTTCCACCGCTGCGGTTGGGTCTTGTGAAAAGCCAAAATCACCTCCGAAGAATGGCCCGCGCCATGCTGTCTCGCGCGGGTTGGGTTCAAACTCGCGTATCTCGATCTTGCCACCGAACACCTGAGCATCACTGTTCTGGCGATACGCGCCTTCCCAGACCCATGCGTATGTCGCCGGGTCGAGGCGCTGTTGCTCGCGCTTCCTGAGCGCGTCTAGGCCTTCGGGAAAGAACGGGTTGTCCTTCCATTGCACCTCTGCGGCCAGCATGTCGGCTGGCGGGTTCTGGCGAAACCGCTTGTCCACCGGGCTGCCTTCCTCGCGCGGGTTCCAGATCGCCCACACCTCGGACTTGGGCTGTCGGAAGACAGTTGCCTCAAGCGCAAGCCATGACGGCTCTGGCACGTCCTCGGCTTCCTCCACAATCGTCAGGTCGATCTTGGCCAGCGACTTGATGCTTTGCTCATTGCGACGAAGGCCGCGAAAGATAAACTCCGTTCCGTTGGCCCCGCGTAGGTAATCCCGACCCACTTCATAATGCGCCTCAAGCCAAGGCTGTGAGGCAATGGCCGCCTTAAGTTCGGCGTGGAAACTCTCTGCGATAGATACCTGAAACTCGCGTGCACACAAAACGCGAATAGGGTCTTTGAAACCCCAGATTGCCGCCATCAATGCTGCTGTGAATGACTTGGCGCTGCCCCTGCCTCCGTAGGTCGCTCGATACTTCACCGAGCCGCGTTCCGGCCCGTAAACCTTTCGCAGCTTCTTGGGCAGCTTAACCGTCGTTGTCGTCATCTGCGTCTGCAATGATGATGGTTGTCGGCTTCATACTGCCGTCGCTGCTGGTATGATCAACCTCTTGACGCTCGCGCCATTGCGCCCGCGTCTTCATCCAGAATATCTGCGCTGCTGTATCGCCGCCCTTTGCTTTGTTGAACAACGCACCGCCGATAGTCGCGTTGGCCTTGGCAATCGCAAGGTCCAACTCATCCCGGTAATGCTTGCGCAGCGTCTTGGCGTCGATGCCGATGATGCGGGCTATGCTTTCTTGAGGCGTGCCGATGGTCGCGTGTAGCTGCACAATCTGGCGCTGCTCTTGCGTTGGCGCGTGTGGTGGCCGTGCTTTTTTCTTTGTCATAACGCAATTTTTTCCTTTGCATCATAAATTTTGCTGCGTATTATTATTTAGCAAACGCACTGCAAAATCAAGGACAAACCAATGACGCCAAACTTTACAACTCCACACGAAAAAATGTGCTTCGAAACAGCGGTAAAATTTAATGTTGTTCGCGGACGCGGCAAAAGTCGTTACGTAAAAACATGCAGCACGCTTGAAGAAGCTGAACAAATTGCTCGTCAATTTAACGATGGGCGCACAATGATTTACGCAATCAACAATCTTGGCAATTCAGCGCACATTTTTAATGTTTGATTTTCTTAAAAATAGACAAAGAAGGAGTCGCTTTTTGCGGCTCTTTTTTTTGCCCAACAAACTTAAAGCAGTACGTTTTTGTGGCAATTCTAAACCCACCTTTTCTTGCCATATTTCCTCCAGGATTTTTTTGCGCCTCGTGAGTGTTGTTTGAAACAGACTGCAATTTCCACAATGGATTTTTCTGTCGAGCCTTCAACAAGGGAATGCTGCTAAATTTTGCCATAACCACATACCCTTCGTCTGTCATGTATTGACTCAAAGCGTCTATGACCTTCATCCCAAGCCCAAAACCAACATAATCTGGATGAATCACCATTCTGTTGCTGTGCATGATTTTTTTGCTGCCTTTTCTGTGCGGCACGTAATTTGCAAAACAATGGAAGCCAATTTGCCGACCATTTAGATATATTCCGAACGTTTCAATATGTCCTCCCGGCAAACGATCACTTAAATAGTGATACTTGCTAAAACGGTGCCACGTATTTCTGTCGCATTTTGCAATCTCAAAGACAAATTGTTCTTTCTTTTTGAAGCATCGCCTAGCCAACCTCCGATCAGTATATGTTCCTTCGTTGCAATCAATAACCCAATCTGGGTTGAGCCATTCAAAAACATCATAATGACAAGAAATAAGTGTGATTTTCTTCTGATGTTTTCTTGCAAATTTTTGCACACAATGCGCCATCACCTTAGCAACATTTCTGTCTACTACTGAAGTAAACTCGTCAATGACAACAAAATCTTTGCCTGATGCCATTTGCAATGCAGCTTCGGCGCGAGCTTTTTGTCCATTTGACAGCGCTCCTGCTGGTTTTATCCAGCAAGCAACTTGAGACAAGCCTATTCCAGTTAAAGCATCAGCGCATTCCGCATATGACATTGACTCTGGGAATTGCTCAATGACTGGTTTGGATACATCCAGCATCGTTTTGAAACAGTCTAATCCAAATATCTCACTTGCCATGGTTGTCTTGCCGGAACCAGAAGCGCCAATAATCAAACCAACATTGAAATAAGTCTCAACGTCAGCTTTGATTTCCATGTGATGCGTTAGCTTTTCCGAAACATTCAAATCGACAGACTGCGCTGCCTTAATGCTTCGAAAGCCTGACGGTGGGTCGGATTTAAGATCGACTACAAAATTTTGCATGTAACGCCATCCATTTGTTCAAATTTAGAAAACCATTCTTCAAGTTGAACTTCTGACTCAAATTGCAAAAGAAGTTGGTTTTCGTGTTCTTCGAGGTTTTGTTCTTTTTCCTGGTTGTTGTCGTCCACCAACTCATCAAAAAGGGCCGCCATCTCATCCAGATCAAACCCCGTCAACGTCAGATCGAAGCCGTCCGCATCTAAGTCCTGCAGTTCGATCTTGAGAAGATCGTTGTCCCACCCCGCATCCAGCGCCATGCGGTTGTCTGCGATGATGTACGCTCGTTTCTGCGCGTCTGTCAGGTGTCCCGCCTCAATGCAAGGCAAGGCTTCCAGCCCCAGCTTCTGCGCTGCCATGACGCGGCCATGTCCAGCAACAATGCCGTTTTCGCCGTCCGTGATGATCGGGTTTAGGAACCCAAACTCCTTAATTGACGCGGCCAGCTTTGCCACCTGAACATCGCTGTGCGTTCGGCTGTTGCGTGCGTATGGTATCAAGTCAGCGGTCGAAATGGTTTTATAGGCGGGAAAATTATCCATGTTTGTTACCTTATCACGTTTTTGATTGACCGTTTAACATGAGGCTTATGCAGTATGCCGCAATCGGGTTCACTGGCGTGTCGCCTTGCTCCCATCTGCGGATGGTCCGCTCTCCGTTCTTCCCCATAGACCAAACCCCAGCCAACTGACGTTGACTGAGGCTAAGGGCTTTGCGGGCTGCTTTGAATTGATCTGGTGTCATGCTGCTATGTACGCATTGGGGTAGCCCATGCTGTAACCTTCCGAGCAAGTGAAGAAAATGTAGTTGGCTGTTGGGCCTTCGATGTGACGATATTCATATATATCTTCCATCGAATTAAAGCTGCCAGCGCGGAATTTATCTGTTTCCTGATATATCTTCGCGTATGCTTCTGCTGTGACCTCTTGCGCAAACCGAACCCGCACCGAGTTGCCTCCGCTGTAATTGCTTGACCGCACCGAACCCTTGATGTTGTGCGCCTTTAAGATTTTGCGGATTTCTTTTGCGACCTGCGCTGATTCTGTGAGTTGCTTGCTCATGCCCCCATCTCCTTCAGCAAGTCTTCCGCTGCCCATACGGTCCAGCCGGAGCGACGCGCGATCTCCATCGCTGTGAGGTGCGGGTAGGTCTGCATCATCGTGATGACTTGATGCTTTGTCCATTCGATGTTCATTGTGTGGCCTCCTATGCCGTTGTGGACTTCATCGCCCGTGATGTTCGGGGCTTATGCCCCGAGCGCCTTGTTGATTGCTGCGAGCGCGTAGTCCGCAGTATTCATCTCGTTGCTACTGCCGTGGCCCTCAAGCATTTCAGCCAACTTGGGAAGATCGGCGATTGCAACTTTTCCGAAAACAATTTCTTCAACGTCAACGTCACCGTTTTTACGGTCTGCGATAATTTGAGCGGCGAAGGTAGCGATGTTGTCCATGTGGACCTCCAGGGTTGTGGGCTTCATTGCCCTATGACTTATATATAGGACATTCTGTCCCCTATGTAAACACCTAATTTCAAAAAAATGCCACGTCACCCAGCAGGAAGAGGTCGCCTTTAGACCGGGCCGTGACTGCGGGTGTTAGAGACAACCATGAATGAACATGACTATTGCGACCGCCTCGCCACCGCCCGCTGGGCTTGGGTTTTATTTCACTTTCCGTTTCGGCTCTCTGTGATCTGTTCGGACATACGCGCCAAGTTCGCGGGCTTGCTTCCATGCCTCGTCTTTCCTTT